CTTCAGTTGATGAGCCGATAATGCTAATAAACAAGCATATCGGATATGACCAGGAAGAAGGTCCCGGTATTGACGGCGCTATTTTCCAACAGGAACTTCTGCAACTTGACAACCTTGGCAAGAAAAGGATCCAGGTATGGATTAATTCCCCTGGTGGATTGGTCTCTGATGGTTACTCCATTTATACCTCCATCCTCAAATCAAAAACCCCTGTTGACACTTATGCTTTTGGCTCTGTCGCTTCTATTGCTGCAGTAATCTTTCAGGCTGGTCGTCGCAGGATCATGGCCGACTATGCGTGGCTGATGTATCACAACCCATTTGGTGGAGAAAACAAAGAGTTGCTCTCCACCATGAAGGACAGCCTGATCAAGATGATCGAATCCCGCTCAGGGATGACAGCTGAGGCTGTGGAGGCTATGATGAAGAGGACCACATTCATCACAGCCGGTGAAGCCTTAAATATGAAGTTGTGCGACAAGGTCGAACCTTCCAATGAAGACAATACCAAGTATCTCAAGAAGATATCCAACGAACTCGATTTCTACAAAGAGTGCAATCTGGTTTTGAACTCGATTATAAACCCTAAAAATGTAAATACCATGTTTCCTAAAGTTACAATGCGTTTGAAATTGAACGATGCAGCTACGGAAGACAATATCGTTGCCGCAATCGACGCTATTGAAAACCGTGCTAAGGATGCAGAAAAGATGGCCCTCGAAGCTATCAACGATGCACAGAACAAGGCGAAAGCTGATGGCGACGAGTTAGATAAACTCAAAGCCAAACTGAAAAAGGCAGAAGATGCCGCTGCTGCCGCTAAGGCAGAATACGAGGATTGCAAGAATGCACTCGATGCTATGGAGAAGGATAAAAAAGCTGCTGAAGAAAAAGCTGAAGAAGACAAGATCAAAAACATGATCGAAGGCTTCGCAAAAGTAGGTAGGATCAAAAACGAAGCTACTGTTATCCTGGAATGGACCAACACCGGCAAGGTTCTCGGAGCTGAGAAGGTGAAAAACATGATCGAGGCTCTTCCTCTGAACAAGGTGGCCAATTCTATCGCTCCTGAGTTGAATCAACTCGCTGAGGGGGAACTTCCAACCAACGCCATGTCTCTTGCCGTCAAGAACAAGATGAAACGCGAAGGCAAACTGTAATCTTTTATCAACCTTAATAAATAAGACAAGATGGCTCTTACAATCTCCGATACCAATTATGCAGGAACATTCGCTTCCTACTTTTGGTTACCAGCTACATTCGGCATGGACACTATCCAGAAGGGTAGCGTTTATGTTCAGGATGGAATCAAGAAAGCTCACACTATTGGCAGGGTAGACTTTGCCAATCCACTGCAACAGCGCAGCGCAACTCCGACCACCTCGGGCACATTCACCGTTGACGGTCGCGTATTGAGTCCTCAGGATTTGATGGTGTACACCGAATTCAATCCGAGAGACTATGAACAACACTGGTTGGCAGAACAGCTCAGTCCTACTTTGCTGGCCCGCGAACTTCCAAAGACGGCAGAAAACTACATGATGCAGATCGGTCTTAACAGGGCCTTCGAGCAGATTGAGCTTGGCCTCTGGATGGGATCCACAACCTACACAGCAACTCCCGGAACTGCTGGCAATGGACAGATTTGTTTCTTCGATGGCTTCATCAAGAAAATGCTCAACGACTCTGCTGTGCAGAAAGTCGCTTCTCCTTTCACCCTGGTATCAACGGCAAGTGATGGAAGTCACTACAACGTTGCTGATGCTTTCAGCGCTTTGTTGAAGCTGGTTGCTACAACCAAGAAGGCTCTTTTGGGCAGGCCGACCCGCTACCAAAGGATGAAATTCTTTGTCTCTATCAATACCGAACAAATCTGGTATGACTTCATTACCACGACTCAGGTCTACAAGGGTGTGAATACTACCGAGCAAGGTATTAACCGTTACAAGGGATATGAGATCATTGCCCTTGCCGGGATACCCGATGATACCATCCTTTTCACCGAAGGTCTGGACGATGTTTCTTCCAACCTTTATGTTGGTATGAACTCCACCGAGGATAACAGCCTCCAACTGATGAGACTCCAAAACAACAGCGAATTGTTCTTCCTGAAAGGGTTGATGAAATTCGACGTGCAGTATGGATTCAGCGAGCAGACATTCCTGTTCACTACGCTTACCACAAGCTCATTCACCGCATAATAAACCGGGGAGAGTAAAATACTCCCCTCAATACTTTTCAACGATGAAAAAATATTTTGCAATCTTAATGTTAGTCTGCATTGGTTCGTTTGCCAGTGCGCAATCCACATCTCCGCGATTCGGAACCCTCAAAAATCAGGACAACACTGGCCGGGCGCTCACCTACGGCTATGTAACTCCTGCATATGCCGCATCTGTTGCCCTGGTACCGAGATACTATGACACAACTGTAAAGGTTGGACAACTCACGGGTAACCTGACACTAACTGTAACGGTAACCAACTGTTATGTTGGCGACAAATTGGAAATCGTGCTCGCTGCTGATGCTACTGATAGGACAGTTACTTTCTCAACAGGATTCACTTCAGGAGGTACTGTTCTAATCCCGGCGAGTGGAACATTCTGTTATTACTTTACATTTAACGGCGTAGGATGGATTCATGCTTCTAAAAGTGTCTTTGCTACTTCTACAGGATTAAATGTGAATGGTAACGTTACCACAACCACAGGAAATATTCAAAACCACACGCAAGGCGTAGCAATACCGATTACAGCTACAATCACAGCTGCTCAGTTGGCTACCGGATTACTTACAACAACTTCTGCCGCCGCTGTTACTATGACTCTGCCTACCGCTACTCAGATCGCTACCCAGATTGGAGCTACACAGGGAACTGTCTTTGAGTTCATTGTTGATAACTCGGCAGGGGCAAATACTGTCACTGTTGCAGTTGGTTCAGGAATTACCGCATCCGGTTTCCCTGCTACCAATACACTGACTCTCGGCGCATCTACCACCATTGGAACTGCTGGATTTAGGCTTGTATTTATCTCTGCTACAGCGGCCACCTTAACTCGTATCAACTAAGATCATGGCTGATCCTAAGATCGTATTCGCAGCTCTGCCCCATGTTAGTACAATATGGTTGACAGAAGACGGACATTTCCATCTCCATCCGCACAACGGTGGAGAGGAAGTGACCCGCGAATCTCTTGAAGTGATTTCGAAGGATGACGAGGATTTTGAAAA